AGACTGATACTAGAAATGACTCTGATGCAAGTGTAGTGTTTACAGTAGCTGATATAGGATCTGCTTCTGGAAACTTTTTAAATTTTCAAGGTGTTATATTTGAGTTAGCTATATTTTCTACTCCATTAACTAGTAGTAAAATGGATCAAATTGAAGATGATATGAAGCTTAGATGCGGATTATTATAATTATTAATTAAATTAAATTAAATTATGGCAAAAAGAAAGACGCCTAAGATTAAAGATCTTGGGCCTAAAAAAATTACAGACAATCAACTAACAAAGCTTCAAGGCTTAGTAAAAGCAATAAACGAAACTCAAGCTGAAGTTGGTATGATTGAAACTAGAAAACATAACTTGCTTCATCAATTATTTGAAATGCAAGCTCATTTATCTGACTTACAAAAAGAATTTAAAGAGCAATATGGCGATTCAGATATAAACATTAACGATGGAACTATAAAGCCAAAAGAAAATGAGCAAGTTAATTCGTAAAATTACAATAGGTAAAGATTATAAAATTGATGCTATGCATTACTCTGTAGGCCAAGAAGTCTATGGAGGGCATACTATTTGTGATATAGTAGAAGAAAAAGAAAAGTACAGCATATACATTAAAAAGAATAAAGATGTAATGCCATGGAAAGACTTTAATAAAAACATGGCTGTATCTATTGAATATAATCTAGAGTATTAATGAAGTCTATACACAATTATATAATAAAACCTAAAGGTGAAAGATATAATAATTCTATAGATGTTGAAGGCAAAAAACTAATAGTTAACACTGAGATATTTAATCATCAATACGTAAATAGAGAAGCTGAAATAATATCTACACCTAGCGCAGGCAACTCTGAACTTAACATAGGTGATACTGTAATAGTACATCATAATGTTTTTAGAAGATGGCATAACATAAATGGTGAAGAAAAAAACAGCAAGTCTTATTATAAAGATGATATGTACTTTGTAAGTGAAGATCAAATATTTGCTTATAAAAAAGATAATAAAATAAAATCTATGAAAGGCTTTTGTTTTATAAAACCTATTAAGTCAAAAGATAAATTTTCTATAGAAGAAGAAAGACCTTTAATAGGTATTGTAAAATACTCTGATGGCTCACAAAAAGTTGGTGACTTAGTTGGCTTTACGCCAAACTCTGAGTATGAGTTTATTATAGAAGGCGAAAGGCTTTATAGAGTTTATTCTAAATTTATTACAATTAAATATGAATATCAAGGAGACGAAGAAGAGTATAATCCAAGCTGGGCATAAAGCAGTTGAAGAACTTATAAAAGTTGCTCAAGAACAAATTATTACTCATAGTGAAGATGATGTATCAGCTGATAGATTAAAAAATGCAGCTGCTACAAAAAAGCTAGCTATATTCGATGCTTTTGAGATACTTAACCGTATACAAGAAGAAGAGAATATATTAGAAGGCAAAGAGCCTGAGAATAAAAAAGAAAAAGTGTTTAAAGGCTTTGCTGAAGGAAGATCTAAGTAATGCACGAACAAACACTATATAAAATTGTTGAACCAGTTAAGAAGACTACAATAAGTCGACTTAACAAAAAACGTAAATGGGATTATGGATATAATAAAGAAAATGATATTGTCGTTATCAGTAAAACTGGACGAATTGGACAAATATTGGAGATTCAAGGTTTGCGAATTGGGCTGCCGTCTAAACCGCAAAAAGTGCATTTGTTCGACAGAGGCAAGTGGCAAAGAATAGATTATCCAAAAGAACTATCTAAGTTAAAAAACATATTTGATTGGAGAGAGTACCCAGAGAAAGCTAAAGATAAGTGGTATGACTACATAGACGAAGAGTTTAAACGTCGCGATGAAGGCTTTTGGTTTATGAATAATGGTGAGCCTACTTACATTACTGGTACTCACTATATGTATCTTCAATGGAGTAAAATAGATGTTGGCGCGCCTAACTTTAGAGAGGCTAATAGACTATTTTATATATTTTGGGAGGCTTGTAAAGCAGATAAGCGCTGCTACGGTATGTGTTATTTAAAAAACAGACGTAGTGGCTTTTCGTTTATGAGCTCAGCTGAAACAGTAAATCTAGCTACAATATCATCAGATGCTAGATATGGAATATTATCAAAATCAGGAGCCGATGCTAAAAAAATGTTTACCGACAAAGTTGTACCAATATCTATTAACTATCCTTTCTTTTTTAAACCGATACAAGACGGTATGGACAGGCCTAAAAGTGAACTTGCTTATAGGGTTCCTGCAAGTAAGTTTACGCGTAGAAAAATTACTACGAACGAGCAAGAGGAAGAGCTGGTTGGACTTGATACTACTATTGATTGGAAAAATACAGGTGATAACAGCTACGACGGTGAAAAGCTTAGTTTGTTAGTACACGATGAAAGTGGTAAGTGGGAAAGGCCTGATAACATACTTAATAACTGGCGAGTAACTAAAACTTGTTTAAGGCTAGGTAGTAGAATTATAGGCAAATGTATGATGGGCTCAACATCAAATTCTTTAGACAAAGGTGGTAGTAATTTTAAAAAACTATATAACGACAGCGATGTCACAAAACGAAATAGAAATGGCCAAACAAAATCTGGTTTATATTCTCTGTTTATCCCAATGGAATGGAACTTTGAAGGCTTTATTGACGAATACGGACGACCTGTATTCACTACTCCCGCATCCAATGTTCATGGACCAGACGGTGAATTAATAGACATAGGTGTAATTAATCATTGGGAAAACGAAGTTGAAGGATTAAAAAGTGATCAAGATGCTTTAAACGAGTTTTACAGACAGTTTCCAAGAACTGAAGAACATGCATTTAGAGATGAGACTAAAAATAGCTTATTTAATTTAGCTAAAATATACGAGCAAATAGATTATAACGAAGGATCTACTAGTTCTAGCGCAGTTACTACTGGTAGCTTTCAATGGGTTAATGGAGTAAAAGATACTCAAGTTGTTTTTAATCCTGATCCAAACGGTAGGTTTAAAGTTAGCTGGGTACCAGATAGAAATTTACAAAACCGAGTAATACTTAAAAATGGAATAAAATATCCTGGAAATGAGCATATTGGCGCTTTTGGTTGCGATAGCTATGATATTAGTGGTACTGTTGATGGTAGAGGATCCAACGGATCTCTTCATGGACTAACTAAGTTTAGCATGGAGTCAGCGCCTGCTAACACATTTTTTTTGGAATATATTGCTAGACCACAAACCGCTGAAATATTTTTTGAAGATATACTAATGGCTTGTGTATTTTATGGTATGCCATTACTTGCAGAAAATAATAAGCCAAGACTTTTATACTATTTTAAGCGTAGAGGTTATAGAGGCTTTAGCATGAATAGACCAGATAAAGTTTGGAATAAATTATCTACAACTGAAAGAGAAGTAGGTGGCATGCCAAACTCTAGTGAAGACATTAAACAGGCTCATGCAGCTGCTATTGAGATGTATATTAATGATCATGTTGGTATACGTCAAGACGGTTCATACGGAGCAATGTATTTTAACGAAACGTTAAATGACTGGGCTAAGTTTGATATAAATAGAAGAACAAGACATGATGCTTCTATTAGTAGTGGCTTAGCTATAATGGCTTGTAATAGACATTTATATAGACCAACGCCAAATAGGCAAAAACAAAAATTAAATATAGGTATAGCGAGATATGACAATGATGGCTTTGCCTCAAAAATAATAAAAGAACAATATGGCCAGTAATATTCCAGGTAAATATTTTCCAAGTCAAGTAGTTAGTGACATTGAAAAAGTTAGTTATGACTATGGCTTAAAAGTTGCTAAAGCTATAGAGCATGAGTGGTTTGGTGATAATCAATCTACTAGAGGAGGCTCGTACGGTATGCAAGGCCATAACCAAAGAAATTTTCATAATCTTAGATTATATGCTAGAGGAGAGCAATCAATACAAAAATATAAAGATGAATTATCTATTAACGGTGATTTATCTTACTTAAATTTAGACTGGAAGCCTGTACCTATAATACCTAAATTTGTAGATATTGTTGTTAATGGTATGGCTGATAGAGCGTATGACATAAAAGCTTTTTCTCAAGATCCATTTGGAGTGCAAAAACGCACTGATTATATGGAGTCTATATTGAAAGATATGAGAACTCAAAAATTAAACAACTATGTTGGCGAGGCTTTTGGAGTAAATTTATATGAAAATGATCCTGAAACATTACCTAAATCTGAAGAAGAGTTAAAGCTACACATGCAGCTAACATACAAACAAGCTGTTGAGCTAGCTGAAGAACAAGCTTTAAATGTTTTGTTTGAAGGTAATCAATATGATCTTATTAAGAAAAGATTTTACTATGATTTAACAGTATTAGGTATTGGCGCCGTTAAAACAAGCTTTAATACATCTGAAGGTATTACTATAGATTATGTAGATCCTGCAGATTTAGTTTATTCATATACTGAATCACCTTATTTTGATGATATATATTATGCTGGAGAAATAAAAGAAATACCTATTAACGAACTAGCTAAACAGTTTCCTCATTTAACACAAGAAGATTTAGAAGAAATACAAAAGAAAAATACTTATAAGTACGAAAATTATTCTGCTTACGACCAAAAAGATAATAATAAAATAAAAGTTTTATATTTTGACTATAAAACTTATATGAATCAAGTTTATAAAATAAAAGAAACTGCGACTGGATTAGAAAGAGCTATTGAAAAAGACGATAATTTTAATCCTCCAGAAGACGCAAATGCAAACTTTTCAAAACTTCAAAACAACGTAGAGTGTCTTTACGAAGGTGCTTACATTATAGGCGCTCAAAAGCTTTTAAAGTGGGAGATGTCAAAAAACATGATGCGACCAAAAAGTAATTATACTAAAGTTAAAATGAATTATAACATAGTAGCGCCTCGAATGTATAAAGGGCGTATTGAGTCTTTAGTTAGTCGTATCACTGGTTTTGCAGACATGATACAATTGACGCATTTAAAAATACAACAAGTAATGTCGCGCATGGTGCCAGATGGCGTTTATTTAGATGCTGATGGTTTAGCCGAAATAGATTTAGGTAACGGAACAAATTATAGTCCGCAAGAAGCATTAAATATGTTTTTCCAAACAGGTAGTGTTATTGGTAGATCGATGACTCAAGATGGTGATATAAATCCTGGTAAAGTGCCTATACAAGAAATAAGAAACAGTAGTGGTGGTAACAAACTACAAGCTTTGATAGGCAATTACAACTATTACTTGCAAATGATACGCGACACAACCGGGCTTAATGAAGCTAGAGATGGTAGCACGCCAGATTCTAATGCTTTAGTTGGTGTTCAAAAACTAGCAGCCGCTAATAGTAACACGGCCACAAGGCATATACTACAGTCAGGTTTGTATTTAACTTCTGAAGTTGCAGAGTGCTTATCGCTTAGAATATCTGATGTTATAGAATACTCACCTACTAAAGATGCTTTTATTCATGCTATAGGCGCTCATAATGTAGCTACGCTTGAAGAAATATCTAATTTATATTTATATGACTTTGGTATATTTTTAGAGCTAGCACCAGATGAAGAAGAAAAAGCTTTGCTTGAAAATAATATACAACAAGCTTTACAACAAAAAAATATTGACTTAGAAGATGCTATTGATTTGCGTGAAATAAGAAATATTAGTCTTGCTAATCAGTTATTAAAAATTAGACGTAAAGAGAAAGAAGCTAAAGACAGGCAGCTGCAGCAACAAAATATTCAAATGCAAACTCAAGCTAATACACAAGCAGCTCAAAACGCTGCTCAGCTTGAAGCGCAAAAAGAACAAATGCTAGCACAAACTAAAGCACAGTTAGCTCAGCTGCAAGTACAATTAGACGCTCAAAAACTACAGCAAGAAGCTGATATTAAAAAAGAACTTATGCAGTTAGAGTTTCAAATGAATATGCAGTTAAAATCTTTGGAAACTCAAGGCATGCAAAGTAGAGAAAAAGAAAAAGAAGATCGTAAAGACGAAAGAACTAGAATACAAGCTAGCCAACAAAGCGAGCTTATAGACCAAAGAAAAACAAATAAACCACCTAAAAAGTTTGAATCATCAGGTAATGATGTACTTGGTGGGTTTGACTTAGGTGGATTTGAACCTAGATAATTATTAACTTATATTTTATATTATGGAAGAAAACGAAAACGTAGTTGAAGAAACTACTCAAGAGCAAATTGTTGACGAAAGTAAGTTTGAATCTGCTGGCGACGACGATGTTATTAAAGTAGATTTAAGTCAACCAATAAAAGAAAAAGAAGATGCCACTGGAGAGCAAAGCACAGATGAGGTACTTGTTCGCGACGAATCCGAAGCTAGCGAAGAAGTTCGTGAAGAAAACGTCAAAGAGCAAAATGAAGAACCTGCCAGAGAAGAAGAGCAAACCGTTCAAAATGAAGAACCCGCTCTTGAAGAAGTAGTAGATGAAGAAGTTGTTGAAGAGGCTAAAGAGTTAGCTGAAGAAGCTGTTGAAGCCATAGCTGAAGCTCAAGAGACAGGTAAAGAATTACCAGAGAATATTCAAAAGTTAATTGACTTTATGGAAGAAACTGGTGGTAGTTTAGAAGATTATGTTGAGTTAAATAGAGATTATTCTGACTTAGATAATTTAACAGCTCTAAACGAATATTATAGAAGAACAAAGCCGCATTTAAACGCGGAAGAAATAAACTTTTTGATTGAAGACTCTTTTAATTACGACGAAGAGCTAGACGATGAAAAAGAAATAAGAAAAAAGAAAATAGCGCTTAAAGAGCAAGTTGCCAGCGCTAAAGCCTACTTAGACGGGCAAAAGTCTAAATATTATGATGAGATTAAAGCAGGATCACGCTTAACGCCTGAACAGCAAAAAGCATGGGACTTTTTTAATCGATATAACAAAGAATCTGAGGAAAATCAGAAAGTAGCAGAAAGCGCTAAACTTAAATTTGATAAGAAGACTAATGAAGTCTTTAACGACAAGTTCAAAGGTTTTGAATATAACGTCGGAGATAAAAAATATAGGTTTAACGTCAAGGATGCTGATAAGGTTAAGACAGCTCAAAGCGACATTAATAACTTCGTTAAAAAGTTTTTAGCAGAAGATAATACAATGTCAGACGCACAAGGTTATCACAAATCTTTATTTACAGCAATGAATCCTGATGCTATTGCAAAACACTTTTACGAGCAAGGTAAAGCAGATGCTCTCAAGGAGAGTGTCGCAAAAAGTAAAAACGTCTT